ATCCGAAACGCCACACTATCAGTCTTTCGGCCACACACTAGCATTGCTGCTCTACAAAAATGGCGGATCCAGTAGGATTTGAACCTACGCAGCCTTTTTAGGGGCTGACCTGTCCTTAGCAGGGACATACAATACCAGGCTCTGTCATGGATCCTTAAAATGTATATCAAAAGCGTGCTATTACGCCAAAGACCTGAACGCGTGCATGCGAAACAGAAGGGCTAATTTGCCATCAAGTCATACTGCACTGCTTGACAGGAACACCCCGACCGGTTTAGATCATCACTCTTTAAAAGATGGCTGCTTCTAAGCCAACTTCCTTCTGATAAAATTGGTGCGCCATGTGAGAATCTAACTCACACCCTCGGATTGGAAGACCGGCGTGCTGACATAACACTTATGACGCTTTTGAAAATTTGCGAGATGATCGCGAGGTTTTACCCGAAACGCCACATCATCAGTCTTTCGGTCACACACCAGCATTTCTGCTTCGCAAAATTGGTCGCCCATGCAGGATTTGAACCTGCGAATACATGATCCCAAATCATGCGCCTTAAACCAGACTCGAGCCAATGGACGTTTAAAAATGGTGCGGCATGCCAGAATCGAACTGGCCTCTCAACCTTGGCAAGGTCGCGTGTTCAACCAACATACTCATGCCGCGTAAAATGGCGGGTGCTGTGAGATTCGAACTCACGGGGGCTTTCGTAACCCCTCCGGTTTTCAAGACCGGCGCCTTAAGCCGCTCAGCCAAACACCCAAAAATTATTTTCTACGATTTTTACTTTTAAAGGTCGGTAAAAGGGCATCACAATTTGGACAAACTAATCTAAAATTAGATTTTAGATTATTTGTAATATCTCCATCAATATGATCACATACAAGCGGTATAGGCTTACCCTGCCACTCAGTTAGTGAACATATATTACATTTGTGTCCATATTCTATTATTAGAATTCTTTTCATCCATTTACGTATCCCAGCTATACTCATTGTATTAAATGAGTTAGTTTGCAGACGACTTTGAAAGCTTTCAATTATTTTCTTTTCAGAAAATGAGGATTTATATATTCCCCTTTCTTTAAGAAACCTAATAACACTATTAGCGTAAACGCCAAATTTGTTTCCTATTTCTTTTAGAGGGGTAGATTGTAAATACAAATCAATAACTTGCTGTTCATTGTTTGATAGATTTTTAAAATTTGCTACTGTTTTTTTCATAAAAAATGGAGGAGAGAAAGGGACTCGCACCCTTAGAATGCTTTTACACACCCTACAATCTTTCCAAGATTGCTCCTCGTCTAGCCGGACTCTCTCCATGTATTCCGTGATTATCGGGCTCACGGAAAAGAAGCCATACCATTACCATAAGGTAATAGGTGCTACCCTTTTCGATACTAGCGGTATAACTAGTTTGTTCTTGTTGGTTAGCGTTTTAAAGACAACACAGCGCGTTGTCTCCAACTTGAAATGGTGGGCCCTGGTGGTAACGCACCACTTGCCAACTTCCTATCTTATTATGGCAACGGATTTACAGTCCGTTGATAGGGGCAGGTCCCAAAAATGGTGGCTTCTGTTGGTAACGCTCCAACCTTTTACGCTCTTCAGGCGCACGCTCATCTGTCTAAGCCAAGAAGCCATTTGAAATTCATAGTTTTTGGGGCTACCCGGGAAACTTCATGCAACTTGCATTACAAACCCATATTGCTATATTTTTAATATCACTGTCAGCTTTTGCTGTACGTCGCATTTTGCGAACCCTTGGATTATTTTGGTCAATCCTCGTCGTGAACCGTTTGTGTTATGTCTCTATATTATAATCTATTTCCTTTACTTCAACTTCTTTTCTTAAATTATCTTTTCGAATTTCGTTGCGGCATCGGAATAGACCAATCACACCCCTCGCAACCTTGTCTAAAGGTACTCGCTTTGAGGTATGTAACATAATGGTTCATTTGATATAGATTATTTATATCCCCTGAACTTATTTTCCATACCAAAAAGGTACTTTTCTTTTAGTCCATGTTGCAAAATCTTTATCATGAATAATATATTGTCTATATTGATCAATGACAGAGAGGTTGCTGAAATCTTTAATTTGACGACATTTACTGTCTTGACTAATCGCAACTGTAAATGGTGTTAAACTCTTTCTTTCAACAATCGTATTATACCGATTTTCCTTACACCATTTTAAAAATGAAACGCTAAAATGTTCTGGACTTGCAGGCCATCTAAAATTACGTTCATCTACCATTGCTAAAGCATGTTCGAGTAACCACTCAAAGTTTGCTTGCGATTCAATAGTCCAAAGAGTACATTGATGTTTTGCATACCCTTTACCTCGACGTCTTACTCGACCTGTTTTGGTACGAGGGCATGATTCATGAGAAAGTGAGTCCTGTGAGAATGCATTTTGCAGCATAATACAGGACTCAATAATCATTTTTGATCTTGCATGTTGATCGCAAAGATTAATTGCAGATACAACAGGATCATTATCAGTTACAAATATATTCATAACTGAATTATATTAATTTTCCTTAAATTAAACCACGACTATTTTGAGCAAATTCAATAAATTTATAAAATTCATTTCGGCTACCATCACCCGGCTCATGGAACGCACCAGACATTCTTGCAGTACGCATTGAACTGTTCTGCTTGATACCGCGCAGTGAACAACAAGTGTGATTTGCTTCAACCATTACAGCAACACCTTTATTACCTTCACACACCTCATCAATAAATTTGTGTACCTGCATATTTAAAGTCTCCTGCACTTGCGGCCTTCTGCAGATATAATCTACAATACGATTAAGTTTTGAAAGACCAATTACCTTACCATCTGGAGAAGGAATGTAAGCTACATGTGCATAACCCATAAAAGGTAAATTATGGTGAGCACACATACTAATAACAGGAATATTAGTTTGACAAACCATACCGTCATATTGACCATCGTTTTCAAAAGCAGTAATTTTAGGTTCATTTTCAAAACAACCTCTTGCAAGATCATGTACCCAAGCTTTTGCAACACGTCTAGGTGTATCTTCCATATGTGGGTTTTGTTTCCAATTAAAACCCAACGCTTCTAAAAACTTACCATATGCTTCTTCAGCAGCTATTAAATCGTATTTTTGACTCATATAGTAACTATAGACTACAAAAATTAACATTCAACACTTTTTTCCAAAAAAAGATAGTTGATTTTATTTAACACTACCAATTAAATAAAAAGAATATAAAAAGTTGAAAATAAAACAGAAGATATTATAATAATGTTATTATGAGTTACGTTTCAACAGCTTTGCATTTCTGTTGATGTCTTTTTAAGTTTTGAGCTGTTATTTGTTTTGTGCAATTGCAGCATGTTAAAGTAGCTCTTTTTTTTCTTGTAGCATTACGCATACGTTGACGGGTTTCATCAGATCTTTTTCTACCTAAATGAAATTGTCTAGTTTTTTCTACAGCTTCTTTTGTTTTTACTCTACTACCCATAGGGTAATTACCTGGTAACCAACCTGCTGGTATATCTTCAAATGAATTAAAACATTTTACTTTAAGTGTGTTTTGATTGTATGCTCTAACTTTACCACGCGTTGTAGGGCCGCCATCACCGATTTCATCTATTAGATTAGCCCAGTTTGAATCTTCTACAATATTATATAATTTTGAATAATATATACCAGCAGCTCTAAGCTCAGCACCAGTTTTATAATGGCCTAAGATAGTGGTTGAGACATCACATTTATGTTTTGCAAGTATTCGACGCCAATATACCCCAGATCCTTTATATTTTATGGGATCTTTATAATCAGCACATTTACACAAATATTTAATATTATAACCAACAGCTTCTTTAACCATTAAATAATAACCAAAATCCATAATAATATTTATGTATATTGTTGATTTTGGTGATATTTATATTATAATATTTTTATGAATAAAAGCCCATTTAGTAGTACTAAATTTATCGAATTAGGTTCATGCGCATTTAGGCAGTGGCGCGCAGATCACAGCCACTGCTCATACATCCATGGTTACCAGCTTAAAGCTAAATTTTGGTTTGCAGGTAGCTCACTTGATGAAAAGAACTGGATTTGTGATTTCGGAGGTCTAAAAGATCTTAAAGCTAAACTACATCATGTTTTTGATCACACTCTTTGTATTGCAGCAGATGATCCTTGTTTGGATATCTTTAAAGAACTTGAAAGTAAAAGTGCGGTACAATTAAGAATTTTTGAAAAGGGAGTAGGTATTGAGCGAGCAGCTGAACTTTGCTTCAATATTGCAGCTTCTTTAATTACAGAAAAGTATGGTGATCGTTGTTGGGTTGAAAAGGTTGAAGTATTTGAACATGAAGATAATTCTGCAATATATCAACCTACCATTGCACAAAGTAATGTTCCAGAAAAGATTGCAGCTGTGGTAACCCAACCTGTTGATGTATTACCACCTGTTACACAACAGATAACACCAGCTCCAGCTCCGGTAAGTACTGCAGCTCCAGTTGGACCTCGACAGACTACAAATACTTATTCAGGTTTGTTTGCAGGTACTAGATGGGGTTGATTTTTTGGAATACTTTCAAGCACTCTAACGATATGCTTGAGTATTTCAGATCTTACAATTTCATCATTGCCAAATTTTAAGCAAAAGATTTGATTATCTCTACTAAACTCCGTATTGAAAGCGTTATATACGTCTTTAAATCCGGAGTTTCGTATGTCTGATTGAAATGTATCTCCAACGATTACATACTTAGATTTATGACCAAATCTAGTTAATATTGTTGTTAACTCTTCTTTAGTTAAATTTTGAGCTTCATCAACAATTACTAACGATTTGTTAAATGTTAAACCACGGCAAAAGTTGACTGGTAATCCTTTTATCATTTCAGCTTTATATAAATTATCTGCGGTAAATTTACCAGATATTTCATTTACCTTTTCAATAAGAGGCATAGACCATGGTAAAAATTTATCATTTACTTCACCAGGTAGTGCTCCCATTTGTCTGGATGCTGATTCAACAATCGATCTAATATAATATATTTGATCAATATAATGCTCTTTTAAAAGATGAAGACCTGCTAACACTGCAATGTATGTTTTAGCTGTGCCAGCTGGACCATCAACAAACACCATTTTTGTTTTATTTGTTTGGAGTAATTGTAAAAACTGTGAATGTTTTTCATTAAACTCAAATGGTGTTTTTATCTCATAATTTAAAATTACATTTTTGTTAAAATTGTCATAAATTTCCGACACCAACTCGTGATTTTCATCACGTTTGCGAGATTTTTTTGCCATATAATATATTTAGTTAAATAACAAAAAAGTAAGTTGAACTACAGAGATCATATATTATGATTAAATATGGATCTACAAGACGAAACGATTTATTTGAGTGACGATAAATTATTTTACACTCTCGAAGGTGAAGGTGAATATATTGGGCAGCCTTCTGTGTTTATGAGATTATCTATGTGTAATCTTACATGTAAAGGATTTGCATCTGCAGATTCACCTCATGGATGCGATTCTTACATTTCATGGTCAATTAAAAATAAAATGACATTTGAAGATATTTGGCAGCAGTTTTTTGTTGATCAAAATTTTGCACATTATCTTAAAACCGGTGCAATATTAAAGCTAACCGGTGGTGAGCCTTTAATTCAAGAAAAACAATTACTTAAGTTTGTTGAATTTTTATGTCAAAAGCTCGGAATGATACCACGTATTGATTTTGAAACGAATGCAACTTTAATTCCAGATCAAATGTGGATTGATAGATATGGAGCTACCTTTACAACATCACCGAAACTTATACATAATGGTGATCCAGAAGAAAAAACATACAAACCAGAAGCGCTTAAATGGCATGCTGAATATGGTTCTGGATTTAAATTTGTCATTAATACTGATAAAGATATTGAAGAGATTTGGAAAAAATATGTAAATGATGATAAAGGTATTAATATACCATTGAGTCGCATTTGGTTTATGCCATGTTGTGGTTCACGTCAAGAACATATTGAGAAGGCTCCTGCAGTTGCAGAATATGCAAAAGCAATGAATGTAAATTTTAGTCCTCGACTTCATTTATTGGTCTGGGATAAAGCTTTACGGGTTTAATGATAACTTTTTACAATAATAAAGCGCTCAAAGTATGAATTATCTAGATATTTTAAATGCAGTTAAAAAAGACCCTATTGTAAGGCTTAAACCATCTAAAATTGACACTGATGGTGTTGGGGTGTTTGCAGTTACAAACATAATAAAAGATACATTGGTATTTAAACCAATTCGTAATTATATTTTACCATGGCAAACTATACCAGACATTGCATTATTTTATTTAAAATCTATATGCCATTGTGTAGAAGAAGGTATCATTATTGATAGACCACCTAATGATATTAATGCATCGTATTTTGTAAATCATTCTAATAACCCCAACCTTCATTATGATTCCGAAACCGACGAGTATTGGTCTATTAAAGATATTGTTACGGGTGAAGAATTAACATGTTATTATATACCAAAAGAGCGAGACTGGAATGTATCTGAATCATAATATACCTGTAATTACTTGTTATATTCGTAATGAATATATGTTTAATCATACAAAAGGTCACGGTCAATATACTTTGTGTGATGTGCATAGTGTAGCATCTATTGAAAAGCGATCACCACTATTTGAAGCTTTTCTTGAAAATGGGGTTAACTGGACACGTAGACCCATTAATGCTTTTTGCTGGAAAAAAGATGCACCAGTGAGACCTTTAAACGAACATATGTATTGGGATTGTTTTTCACCTTATATTGACGTTCAAGTCAGACAACGTTTATCTGGACTTAGAGCTGAATTATTAACATATAAGCAAGAACGATTAGAAGGTACATATATGTTTACTCTTGACTGGTCTTGGGAAAATAAATCTGGAGCCACTGATATTAATTTTTCAGAAACACCTGAACATAAATGTGCTCATGTATTTAAAATGGATGAAGGTAATTTTTTTGCCTATCCAAATAATAGAGTAATTTGGTATGATGATGCTTGGATAAAAAATAGAATTGAAAAAAATCCTGGATATTTGATTGATTTAAATATCTATTCTGTAGAAAATAGCCGTAAAATGGAAACATCAAACCATTACATATATACAACAAATAAATAAAATAACATAATGAAAATCACGCAATTTTTAGCATTTTTAAACCAACTTAAAGTACTTCACTGGCAGACTAAATCATATGCACAACATATTGCACTTGGAGAAGCATATGAAACTTTAGATGAATTATTTGATAAGTTTGTTGAAGTATATTACGGTAAATATGGTCGACCTGAAAAAGAGATGGAATATGGTTACAAAGCATATTCATATAGGTCAGATAGTGTGGTGAATATTATTCAAGAATATAAAGATGCTATAATGGCAAATCTTGCAGAAGATTTATCTTCTGGTTCAAACAATGATTTGTTAAACATTAAAGACGAGATTGAAGCTGAAATTAATAAACTATTATATTTGCTCACATTGAATTAATACAATAGTTGACTAATTATCATTTATGAGAATAGCATTTTGTGGTGCACAAAACACCGGTAAAACAACACTACTTAAAGATTTTTTAGTATGTTGGCCTCAGTATAAAAATCTTGATAAAAATTATAGAGATGTAATTTTAGAAAAAGGACTCACCCATTCTTCAAACACCACACAAGAAACACAACAAATTATTCGTGATTGGATGTTTGATAATTTAAAATCAAATACCAAAGATGATAATATTGTATATGATCGTTGCTTACTAGATAATCTAATTTATACTTTATGGTCTTATAAATACAATCCTGGTTCTATTGATGGTAAATTTGTCGATGAATCAATTGATATAACCAAAGAGTCAATGCGGAAGCTTGATATTATTTTTTACATACCTGCAGACAAATGCAATTTTGGTATTGTTGATGATTCATTTAGAGACACCGATATACAATATCGTAATCAAATTGATCAAATTTTTAAAGGTATTATACATGAATACACTGATAACTATGATTCCGATGTGTTTTGGCCAAAAAATGATTCACCAGGTGTTATTGAAATATCTGGTACACGCGAGCAACGTTTAGTGCAAATTGGCGACTATATTCAAACAGATGGCACTTTATACGGTGAAGAACATAGCATTTTAAATTCAGAACAGTTAGGTTTGATGGAAACATTGCTAAAAGAGCAGCAAAGCCAACTTGATCTCGAAAAAGAGATTAAGAGTGTTATGCCCCAATAACGCTAATTAAAGATACATCCGATAATGCTGGGCTGTAACTTGTACCAAGTATAGTATATGTATTAATAATAGCAATACCACCTGCACCACTATTTGTTACAGCAGATATAATTGCTTTGTCTGCATTTGATGAAACGGTGCATGCATTAATATTAACATTGGGAAATGTAATTTGATATACACCAGTACTAATTCTATTAGCAGTACAACGATTACCTTGTGTTACACCAGCTGTAAAGCCGTTAAATGTGATAGAACCTTTAGTAAACCAATCGGTGTATGTTGTTGAAAGATTAGCAATTTGTGTGTTTACTGAAGATACAGTAGAATTAAGAGTAGTTGTTAGCTGAGATGAAACACTACTAACTGTTGTATTGGTTGATTGTATTGATGCTGAAAGAGCAAGCACCTCAGTTTGCAAAGTCTCAATTTCACCATAAAATGTTACGTTTTCCGGTGGTAAAATAAAATTTACAAAGTCACAGATATTTGTACCTGTATCTGTTTCAATAATCAAATAGTCTCCAGGCTGCACTTCTTCAATTGAAGGTAGTTCTTTTATATTAACGTAAATATTATCACCAATCGTTTCCATACATGTATTTATGTTGAAAAATTAGATTAACCGCTTAAATTGTTTTAATGAAAATAGGAGTTGGTGTTATAACCTGTAATAGACCGGAATTTTTCAGAGAATGTTTTAATTCTCTACCAAAAGAAAAAATAGATGAAATTGTTGTGGTTAATGACGGTCAACCTCTTCCATTTGATATTTCTAAAGGAGTTGTTTTAGATAACTCCAAGAACGTTGGTGTGGGTGTGTCTAAAAATAGAGCTTTGAAATATCTTTTTGATAAAGGATGTGATTACATATTTTTGTTAGAAGATGATATGTTAATAAAACGTGATGATGTATTTGATGTTTATATTAATGCATATAAACAATCTGGTATTCATCATTTTAATTACGGACCTGGATCACCATTTAATCGTAAACAAACAATTCAAAATTTTGATTTACATAATAGGCATTTACTTGACCAGCATTCAGAGCCTAGTCCTAAAATGATTGTAGATTATAAAGAGGTAAAAGTCGCTTTATATGAACATACAGTTGCAATGTTTTCATTTTTTACAAGAGAGGTAATTGAAAAGGTGGGATATATTGATGAAGAGTATTATAATGCATGGGAGCATGTAGACCATACTTATAGAATCATTAAGGCGGGTTATCACCCACCATTTTGGTGGTTTGCAGATATAGCAAATAGTGATCAATATTTAACTGAAGCTCCAGGAGCTATTGATAATTCATCGATAGCTAACAAAACAGAGCAGTGGCAGAAAAACGTATACGAAGGTAGAGAAATTTATAAACGTAAACATGGCCATTATCCTAATCAGCCACCATATGTTACCAAAGAACAGGTAATTGAAAGCTTAAAACAAATTAAGAAAATCACACATGAATGAAATTGTAACGTTTGGTAAAGGTTATTCTTTAACAAAAGGTATTAAAGTTTTTGTAAAAAGTGCAAGAAACGTACCTGATTGTAAAGTAACTATTATAGGTATTGATTTATCAAATGAGGTTACTGATTTTTTAATAAAAGAAGGAATCAATATTATTAATGGTAAAGAGTTAGCTACCAAACATAATGTTAATTTGAATATATCTCCTTACACTCTCAAGGTAATATTTTTTAGATTATACTGCAAACACTATACAACAGCTGAAAAAATATACTTTTGTGACTTTACTGATGTATATTTCAACGGCAATTGTAATTTATTTGATATTGTTAATGATGTAAAATCAGCATACGTTTCAAGTGAAAACCAAATTATCAAAAATTGTTCTACAAATACTACATGGCTTAATATTTGTTATAACCCGGATATTACGAATTTGCTCAAAGAAAAACAAATATTAAATGGAGGTACTATACTAGGGTATAAAGAATGTTGTTTAGAGTTGCTCGACGAAATGTGCAAAGATATGGCATTAATTATCGGCAGGATTGGTAACTATCAAAATATTGATCAAGCGTCTCTGAATAAGTGTGTGTACTTTAATGAAACAAAATATACTATTTTAAAGAATAATGAAATTTTAAATTGTGCGCACCAAGGTAATCTAAATGTAACAGAGATGACTTACGGTAATTTTAGATTAGGTAAATATAATCCTTATGTTATACATCAGTATGATGTAATCAAATCTTTAGAAAAAAGTTTATATGACACCTACTGTTCCTAATCTTGTCGATGTTATAATTTTATCCCTAACAAAGGATGATGCATCATATAATAAAACCCAAAAATGCATTGATTCATATCTTAGGTCATCTCTTATTAACAAAATCTATGTTGTTGAATCAAATAAGCAATTTGATAGACAATACATTGGTGATAAAGTCGAACTTATAATACCTAACGAAGAGTTTAACTATAACAGATTCTATAATATAGCTTTAGAAAAGTGCACTGGTGAATTTGTGATGGGTCCTAATAACGATTTGATCATACATGATAATTGTATTGAAAATTTAGTAGAGCAGTTTGACTCTAATTTAGATATTCAATCTTTATGTCCGGTTGATAGAAAGTGGCATAGACATACTAAAATGTATTTACCATCGGATAATAAAATATATTTTGGATATGAAACATCACTACATATGTTTGGTTGTGTTTTTATCTGCAGGCGATCCGTTTTTAAACAAATAGGCTATCTAGATGAACGATTCTTTTTCTTCTATCAAGATAATGATTATATTATGAGTTTGCAACGTTTAGGGTTATTACATGGTGTGTATACAGGTGCGGAAGTATCTCATGAATCTGGTGGTAGTAATAGTATTGCTAACGGTAGGTGTGCATATACACCCCATAATATGAATACCCAAGGAGATATTTTTATGAATAAGTGGTTTAAAGAAGAACCATTTAAGTCGGGAGGATACAAATTGTTTAAAGAATTCAAATTATGAAAAATCTAATAGTATCTGTAGCCACAAATTTTAACCCTGTTGCAATCGAAAGGTTTGTTTTATCTTTCAGACAGTTCAATATTTTAGATAAAATATTACTCATTATCAATCAAGAGGATGTTAAAAAGCACAGCGATTTTATAAAAAAATACAAGACTGATATAGAGTGGTATGTTGTAGATGATACGTATCTGTTTAACAAATATTATATTATAACAGAGCGTTTTAAATATATTAGTAAAATTCTTAAAAATATTGACTGTGATAAAGTCTTTATGGTAGACGTCAGAGATGTTGTGTTTCAAGGTAATATTTTTGAACTTGAAAAACTTACTTTTTTTAAAGAAGCAGATATAATTGAAAATGAACCATATAATAGATTTGTAGTCAATCATGTAAATCCGAAAGCATTTCAAACTATCAAACATTTACCAATTATCAATGCAGGTACGATTTATGGTCCAAAAGATAAAATTATAGATGTATGTAATTCAATATATGATTATATTTCAAAAATACCTGTAGTATTAAATGAAGTAAATAATCCTTTCAATTTTGATCAGGGTTATTTAAACGTTGCAGTACATTATTCAAAATTTGTTGGTGGTGATTTTGATTTATCTGGTAATGAAGATGGTTATGTTAATACAATAGGGTTATCATGTGCTTATAAAAATGTAGATGATAATGGATTTTTTATTAATATGAATGGAGTTAAAAGTCACGTTGTGCATCAATTTGATAGGTGTAGTAAGGATATGATTAAACAATTAATCAAACGAGGACTACCTGTTGATGATTTAGTCGATCAATCTAATTAATAAGAATGAAAATTTTGTATGTAAGTAAAGGTGACCATGTTGATTACCAGGATGATTGTCTTTTTATAGGGTTGAGAGAGTTATTTGGAGCAGACGTTGTAGATATAAACAAACGAGCTCATATATATACAAACTATCCAGAAGATGCTGCTAAAAAATTATATGGAATGGGAATGACCGTTACGAGAGTATTACCTAATTTAGAAATAGATAGAACTGATATACAATCAAAAATTAAACATAGATACTTCGATTTGGTAGTGTATGGATCTATTTGGAGATGTAGTTCAGATATTTCAAAAGTATTAGAGTATTACCCTAAACATAAAGTCGCTGTTGTTGATGGTGAAGATGAAACTAATATACATCAAGCTTTTAATTTACATGTGCCGTATTTTAAACGAGAGTTAGTTTTTAATCATAATAGATTATTTCCAATTTCATTTGCGCTACCTACATCGAAAGTTAATTTTGATAATGTAAAAACTCGCGAATTTGCAATATGTGATCCGAGAGATCGTTCAACATACATATACAAAAATGAAAAAGATTATTACAACGGATATGGTGAATCAAAATATGCATTTACGATGAAAAAGGCTGGGTGGGATTGCTTGCGTCATTATGAAATATTAGGCAATGGTTGTATACCTATCTTTTTAGATATTGATAAATGTCCGGATTTAACAATGAATAATTTTCCTAAAACGTTAGCTTTGGAAGTATTATGTGAATATAACAAAAACAAATTACCTGATTTTGATCAGTATGCCTCTAGATTTAAAGATCACTTTATGTTAAATATGACCACTGAAGCTATAGCTAAAAATTTTATTAATAATTTAAAGGCAAATGGATAATATAAACATATTTTATCACATGTTATGTGTAAACGATTATAAAGATCGTTTTGATAAAACCTATACAAAAATTAAAGAGTCAGGGTTATTAGATAAAACTTGCAATATATTTGTCGTTTGCGTTGGTAGTGAAAAAGAAAAAAGTGCAAAGCATTTTTCACAATATAATAAAGTAACCACATATATTGGTGAAGACGATACTAGTGAAACATCCACGTTAATTAAAATGTGGGAGTTTTGCCAGTCTAACGATTCAAAAGTATTATATCTTCATAGTAAAGGTGTGACTAGACCTAATAATGATAATATAAATTCTTGGATCGATCTTATGGAATATTTTTGTATTGAAAAACATGAAAAGTGTTTTAAAGCACTTAAACAATATGATACATGTGGTGTAAATCTCTCTTATGAACCAATGAAGCATTACTCTGGTAATTTTTGGTGGGCTAATAGTGATTACATAAAAACAAGAAACAAATATGATGAAACGCAAAGTAGCAAAATAAATGATAAACGTTGGTATTGTGAGTTTTGGTTATTAGATACAGATAAAGTTAATCCCGTTTCAATGTACCAAACTAACTGCGACTTATATATTACAAATTACACAAGAGATAAATATGACAATAATTAAAGAACAATGGCAAGGTAAAATATTAGATGTAGGTACAGCTTGGGCTGGACTTGAAAATTATATACCAGGTATTATAAAAGCATTTAATATTAAACAGAATCACGCATTAGAGTTTGGAGTAGATAAAGGATATAGCTCTTATATCATTTCACAAATGTTTGAAAAGTTTACTGGTGTAGATGCATTTATTGGTGATTCACATATTAATCATGCGCAAGGAGATGAATTTTATAATAGTGTTTTAGAAAAATTTAAAGATACTAATATTGAGTTAGTTCGTGCTGATTATAGAGATTTTATTAAGACTGATAATAAAAAATACGATCTAATTCATATTGACATTGTACATCTTTATAATGAAACATATGAATGTGCAGAATGGTCTATTAATCATAGTGATGTTGTAATATTACACGATACTGAATCATTCCCTGATGTGAAACGCGTTTGTGAAGATCTATCAAACAAATATAACGTAAATTTTCACAACATTACAGATCACTTTGGGTTAGGAATACTTTATAGATAATTTTATGCATAATACTAGTAGCGCATCAGGAGAAGGTTTTAGCAAAACATACGGTGGTGATAATTTAACCGTCGTTGATATTGGAGGTAGAAGTGTATGTGGGTCGCTTAGATCTTTTTTCGAGTCTAGAAACATGAAGTTTATTTGTGTTGACCTCGAGCCACATGAATCTGTCGATCTAGTTGTTAAACCAGGAGAACCATTACCGTTAGAAGATGGTTCTGTAGATTTAGTCATATCAACATCATGTTTTGAACATGATCCTTGTTTTTGGATGACCTTTAGAGAGATGTGTAGAATTACAAAACTGGGAGGTTATATATACGTGAATGCACCATCTAATGGACCATATCATGGGTTTCCTGGTGATAATTGGCGATTTTATAGAGACGCAAGTCAAGCTTTAGCTTATTGGTCTTGTAAAAAAATAGGCAACGAACCTATTTACCCATGTAAAGTTGAAGAGATGTTTTTCATAGAACCAAGTGGTGATGTGTGGAGAGATTTCGTTACAATTTGGCAAAGAACAGAAGAGTTAACTGATTCTATCATTTTAAGTGAAGAGGTGATATCAAAACAAGGTAAATTGAGAACTTATATTGAACAAGTTGGATATAAAATAACAGAATTTAAAAGATAGTTGATTTCTGTTAAACATAGTCCATTATAGATATATGATTATTTCTGAACCTGTCTACGATGGATCCTTAATTCACAGTCGTTTTGCTTACAAATATTTTCGAAAAAATACTTCACCCACAGGTGATATTGTTGCTTTCGTTGCACCGATGTTTGTTACATTTAATCTTATTGATTTGGAAGATTCATTAGAAAAAGATTATATTATGAGCGAACAAGCAATTAATTTTTGTTGGGAAATTCCAAATTTAGATCCGCTTGGAGCAGTAGCATTTCAACGACTGTTTAATAGTTATATTGGTAATACACTATATAATTACATTAACAAACCAATTAATGTGAGAGGTGATGATATTATGGTAAGAGTTGATGAAGAAGGTAATGTTAAAAAAGCTAGTGTGAGTATCACATATAGTAAGGATAATATTGCAATTGGTCATACTGGTATTAATATTAAAGCAGGTAAAAGTGCACCAAGCTTTGCATTCTCCACCGAACTAGATGAAACAAATACCAATAAGTTTATTCAAGATATTGTATCAATGTTTTATGATATGACTCGAGATATGTTCATTGCAACAACAAAAGTGATTGTTTAATCAAAAACATATTGTAAATAACATTATGGCAACTATTACAAAACAAAACGACACCACAATTACAATCAAAACAACTATTGAATTTGGTGAAAAAAGTCTTGAATCTTCAATCAAAATTGACGCAAAAGATATTATCAATCTAATTAATAATCGCGGACCAGTACTTGCAAATAAAGCAATTCAAGATATTACAAGTAGTTTGTATCGCACAACAAACGATAAATTAAAAGAAGCAATTAATGTCCATCTTTGATATTTTAAATAGTATTCTATTCTCGAAAAAAAGAATAGATCTCAATTTAGAAGACGAAAATACATTAGGAGGTCCATTTATGTTAAATAGATGGATCTCAATGTATAGTAAAGAATTATGCATGCTTGTTAATAATTGTTTAAACAAGCAATATCTTTTTGATGATAAAAATGAATTGTATAATTTTTATCTTAATTTTTTACCTAAACAAAAGTTTAAAAGAATCAATTATATCAAAAAGGTCAAAAAAGAAAAAGAAGAAGCTGTCTCTAAAAAGCGAGAGTTTATAAGTGAGCGAGAACTTAATTTGTATGTTGATTTGTTGAGCAAGTGATATAACTATCATTATGCCTGCAGATATCGATATTTTACCTACTCAAAAAAGCGTAATTGACCTTTCAAATACCAACACTGGTGATTTTGGATTACAAGATTATAAGCTATCTTTTATATTTGATGATATCATTCTAGTCAAATATATTGATCTTGATGCTGAAGATGGAGATTTAATTAAAAGAGGATCATTATTCATTCAAGCTGGTGCAGTTCGAGCAGCTTGGAGAAAAGCAGAAGTTATTCTTGTTGGTCCAAATGTCAAATATACCAAACCTGGTGACATTGTAATCTTCCCTAATGATAAAGGTATTACAGTTGCAAACATTGAAGTTGAAGGTTATGGTTTGCTTAAAAAGGGTATGTTCTTAAATGAACAGCGTATTTTTGGTATTTGCAAACCAATTTCATCAGATGTCAGTAACTGAATTAGATAATTTATTACTTGCAAATGTTGTCGATTTAAGATTTGTAAGAAAAGTGCCTGTGAAAAATAAACCACCGGTACGTAGAATGCTCTGTACAAAAAATAGTGCATTATTAAATTCAAACAATGGTTTGATTTCTCTTGGTTATAGAGCACCGGTATATGCTCCTGAATATAATCCATCTGCAGCTGGACTTGTAATTGCGTGGGATATATTAATGCAAGATTTTCGAAATATTTGGGCTGAAACAGTAACTATTGTTCGTACAATACCACCCACGGATGAGTTCTGGAAATATTTTAATAATGAACTATATACAATGACACCTGCTCAGAAACTGCAGTTTATGGCATCATGAGAAATAAAGAAAACATCGAACAACAGTTAAATAAATTCTTACTTAAAACAGTAACGTTTAAACTTAACAACAAAGTTATTAAAAAAGGTAAGTTAAAACTGTTTTCAATAAAACAATTTTTCATTAAGTTTAATATTGATATTAATAACGAAATAAAGGTTTATGAAATACCTTACCCGTTTAAAATTCACGAAAACGAAAACAGTATTGCATTTGAATATACATTGAGTAGTTTTTGTAATAGTGATACGTCTCCATTATTTTATAAATTAAAAACAACTAATAAAAAGACGTCTAACAAGATGTTTGATAACTTTTTATTCATGTTGACTTAAATTAGATAGACTTTATATTAGATATGTGAATCTAATTAAAAACTTTCCTACTAATTTTAACCCAACACATAATCAAACAAATGCTATCAATGCCATTGATCAAGCATTTACTGATGGATATAAATTTGTTATCGTAAGAGCTCCCACTGGTAGTGGTAAATCATTTATTTCAAAAACAATTGCTAATTCATCAGAGGGTTGCACAACAACATACCGTGATTTAATTACATCGTATCTCGCATTTAAACAATCTGGAATGGGATATGAATATGAAGAAGAATGTTTATCAGAACCAGAATCAGGTTGCTTTGCTCTCACTGTAACCAAAACATTACAAGATCAATACAAACAGTTTTTTGATGACACAAAACTATTAAAAGGTAAAAGTAATTATTATTGTGAGATTGATAAAAATTATTCAGTTGAAACAGCTCCATGTGTCCATATTAAGAAACTAAAAGATGAATGTTGGAGAAAAGATTTCTGCACATATTATAGAGATCGAAACGAAGCATTAACTAATAAGTTTGCAGCGTTAAACTATAAAATGTTCTTTTCACTTCCTTCACATGTCAAGAAACGTGAATATATTATTTGTGATGAAGCATCTGAATTGGAAGATGAACTTGTAAAAGAATTCACATGTATTATTGATTCGGATTTTTTAGATACATGTGATGTTGATTTTTATTCATCTAATATTTCAACAAGTGATTATGCTAAATCATATAGAGGAGTTGAACAACTATCGTTAGCATTACTTGAAAGAATTAAAGAAATTGACAGTACAATTAAAGATAACGAAAAACTCACAACATATTTGGAAGGTGAGAAAAAGAAAATGATTGGATTGAAAAATTTGCATAATAAATTGCAGCTTTTAATTTCATCCTGGAATGATAGTGAATATATTATTGAAAAGGTGAATCAG